AAATCATTTTTTGAAAAGTCTAAAAAACAGCTTAATATATTAAATAAAAAAGGTTGGTTAGCTAATATTTCATCATACAATAATGAATACATTTGTCCTTTGTGTTTGAACAAGTTCACTGCTGAACAAATGGATGAATTGTCACAAGAAGATGCACCACAAGACAAATTAGGAGGTAAAAGAATAGCCTTAACATGTAAAAAATGTAATAATACATGTGGCTCATCTATGGACTGTTACTTAATAAATAGAATTGAAAACTATGAGAATTCTATTTTTATACCAGGAACAAAAAGGGACGTTAAAGTTAAAGTCGCTGATAAGACTTTTAATGGTCAATTAGAAGTCTGTAGTGATGGGCGTATGATAATGACTAATAGCTTTAAACAAAATAATCCTACTTTATTAAGTGAATATATGAAGCAACTAGCGGAAGATATGGCGCTGTCTATTGAGAATAAAAATAAAAAAGTAGATGATACACGCCTTTCTGTTGCGTTGTTGAAAAATGCATATATCATACTTTTTGCAAAATTCGGTTATACCTTTCTGATAGATGAACTTTATGATACTATAAGAGAGCAGATTGAAAAACCTGATTCAGAAGTTGTTCCTAAGCTATGGAAGATAACTAGAGAACGAATGATTCCCGATGGTGTATATTTGATGTCTGATTGCGATGGTTTTTTAGTTTCTTACACCATTAAAAAAAATATTGAGTATTATGTTTTGGTAGCGATACCTTTCCCTACTATTTCATTTGATGAAATAGTAGCTTATCTTACAACCATTGGACCGAATAAGTCTATGAGGTTAAAAGAAGTTACTAATAGAGATTATTGGCAAGATGAAAGTGCTGTTGAATTATTAAGAAAAGAAATATTTCTAGAAAAAGGAGAATAGGTATTGACCGATGCTAACCAATGATACAATAAAAGCTATAATTGTTAATCATCCCCCCAAAAACTCCAATAGGATGACAGAAGTAATGGCAGAAGAAAATAAATATGGTCATGATTCCGTTCAGGAGTTATGAAATTTTTTATTAACTTAATGAACCTCTAGTATGAATAGAATTATAATTATTGGCAACGGTTTTGACTTAGCTCACAATTTAAAGACTGGATATAAAGATTTTATAAATGATTATTGGGCTACTGTTGAAGAAGGGATTTATGATAAATACTGGCGGTTGTTAGACCAACAATATGGAGGAGGGGGTAAACACCCTCTTAATGACTATGAAGATCAGTTTATAAAAATTAAAAAAGAATATGATAAAGCCGGAGTTAATAAAGGACTATCTTCTTATAAAGAAGATAGTCCTTTATGGAAATTGCATACACTAATTGATGAGCATAATAATGATCCTAGTTCAAATGTGACAGTTCATTTAAAGTTCAAAAATCATTTTTTTGAGCGTATATCTCATCAATGTTCTCTTGTAAATTGGGTAGATATAGAAAATGAATATTATAGTGTATTGAAAGAGTTACTTCAGGAAGAAAATCCCCAAAAGCAAAACGAAAGTATCCGTACTCTTAATAAAGAGTTTGATGATGTAAAAAGATTGCTAGAAAAATATTTAACAGAAATTATAGAAAAGACTGAAATTGCAAAACATCAATCTATACAAGACGCTTTTTCAAGTTTTGTAGAATTTGACGATATTGCTAATTGTAAACAAACTGTATATGTAAATTCTATTTTTGCTGAAATGGTCCAAACTAATACAATTGATGAATTTGAATATGATAGAAAAGTTGATAATAAAACATATAAGTACTGCCTTACAGAAAATGAGGCCCGAATAATATTTATTGAAAAAAAACTCAAAAATGAGTCTTTTAAAAAGTTTCATCTTCTACCATACACATTACTTTTGAATTTCAATTACACCCAAATAGCGAAAACGTTATATAATGATCATAATATTGATGAAATCATCAATATTCATGGAGAACTTAACAGTAAGAATAATCCCATCATATTCGGATATGGTGATGAATTAGATGATGATTATAATAAAATAGAGAAATTGCAGAACAATGATTTTCTAGAGAATATTAAATCAATAAGTTATCATAAAACAAGAAGCTATAGAGAACTACTGAATTTTATTTCATTAGGCCCATATCAGATTTTTATAATGGGGCATTCTTGTGGAAATTCTGATCGGACGTTATTAAATACTTTATTTGAACATGATAATTGCATATCAATTAAAGTCTTTTATCGACAGTATGAAGATGGGGCAGATAACTATATTGATTTAATAAAAAACATATCTCGCAATTTTAATAATAAGCCTAATATGCGTGATATAGTTGTAAACCGAGAAAACTGTTCTCCTTTAGTTCCGACAGAAAAAGAGGTAGCCGAATAAGCTACCTCTCAATTATATATTGTCTTCTCCCAATCATCCAATACTGTTACATCCCACTTGGGAAGATCCGGCTTGATATAGGTAACAGATTTGCCATACACGGAGAAACTTTTTCCGAGAAACTCACTAATAGCTTCATCCTCCCCTTTCTGCAAACAAATGTTCATAAAGATATGCATTTCATCCCAACAGGTCGGCCCGATGAACAAAGATTCAATAAACCTTCCCTTTACAGGAGCACCGACAACCTGATCTTTAATTCTGTCAACCAAAGAAACTGCTTCTTCAAATGTCATACTGATAATTTTAGAACAAAGATAATAAAAAAGACAATTACCTCCTTTCATCAGTGCAATATCTGTTTTTAGCAAGGAGTTTCGGTATGATTTCAAAGAAATTCTGTATCACCTACTACATTCCTATTAAAAAAGATATTTCTTTAGTTCTTCAATTGCTTGTGATGCACTTCGGACTACTACATACTTATTGCGGCATAATTCCGCTTGTTTTTGAAATTCTTTTTGATGATCTGATTGTTTCCCAGTCTTAATCTTGAACTCTAAACAGAGCGAAGCAAACCCCTTTTTCGGTATGAGTACGATTACATCGGAAACTCCGGGCTTTACTCCTTGCCGTTTAAGGTTAGCGGCTTCCTTTACATGACGACTACCACCGTTCGGAACGGCAAATATAAGTCTGTCCGGAATATTGGGGAAATATAAAGGGATAAGTTTGAAAAACTCTGTTTGTATACGAGCTTCTTCATTATTATGTACTTCTTTAGAACGTGGAGGATTACGCTGATCAGCATAGCAATTATAACACATAAAACCGGTATCGGTCTTAATAACTGACACCGTTTCCTTTCCACATAAAATGCACTTTTCTTTAGTCATTAATTCAAAATAAGCTAAATTGTATTGGCCTTCTACCTACTACTGTTATCGTTCTCTCATAAATCGGACATTGCGAAGCGTACGGACATCTCCCTGACATTGCAGAGAGATGAGCTCCATGCCATTCATCCCAACTTATTACATTATTAGCGGAAAGGAAAGTAATCAGCTTCATGCAACAGAAACCATGCTCTTTCTCTTGACCTCCCGCAACTTCGAATAATCCATTACTTTGTGGACGTCTCATTTAATTCTATATTTTTTTATTTTTAGAGCTGATATATCTACTCCCATAATTTTCTCCTTTCTACTTATTATTAGTTATTCTTTGAAATCCAGTTATCAGTATCACAGTGAAAGCAATATCCACTTTTAGGATGTTCTGCACCGTCTTTAGCTCCACAAGTTCCACAATAATACTCCTTATCATATTCCGGGGAAAGACCTTTATTTTGTTCTTTAATGACGGCTTTTCTTTCTTCAAGCATCATCATTTTATCGGGATTACGACTCAAATAAAACTTTCTGACTTTATGTATTTGCTTTTCAAATAGTTCGTCAGATTCAGCTATTTGCTTTGCTGTATATTTGCTCATATTTACTTTTTATACGTTAATACCTTGTTGTCCATAATACTGGACTATTTTCTCTTTTTGCTCTTCGATTTTTAGATCGAGTTTAGCAACACGATTAACAAGCCTTTCTCGCCTAGCTTCAAGCTCTTCCAACTTTGCAGCCTGTTTCTTTATCATTCGCATACTTTAGCTTCTTTCTGATTTAATTTGAGGGATGCCCTAAACATCATTCTTATAAAAGTGAGATTTTTTAAAATATTTTTTTTAAAAGTGCCAATAGCTATTGACAAAAATCCAGATAAACATATGTTTTATAAAAAAGTATGAACAAATTTTATAGCATTCTCCTTAAGAGAATAAAAAAAATTAGTGGCTGGATGAGACAAATGCTAATCGCCAAGATACAACAAGCGATATTTTCAACTATTATATGGACATTAATATATATAAGCATTTCTGTATATAATCAAATTGCAAGCAAGCCCATACCAACAATTAGTTTAATCGAATTATTGATAAAAATAATCGAATAAGTATAACTATTACATACTAGAACACTCCAATTGAAGATATGGAATAACTTTAGTTGGAGAACTTACCCGAGTCAGAAACGACTCGGGATTTTTTGATTTATAATACTCTCCAAAAATAATGTCTCTCCCACTATATACACATTTATTGTTCTTATTTTTTAAGTTGCTATTCTTTAAAATCTTAATTGTTATACGTTAAATATAATATCCACTACAATCAGGATGATTACTTTCTAAAACAGCTTTCATTGCATCCTCAATATTATCAAAATAACCTAATGAAACAGCATCCGAGCCTGTTTCCTCATCGTATGGAGTGGGATAGCCTGCTTCGATTTTCCCTTTATTTTCACCGACTATCACTTCTTGAACCCATCCATAGATTCTTGTTTCCCATTTATCAAACATCATGCTTTTACCCATTATATACTCTACTTTTATCAAGTTATAGTCATTAGGATAATTGACGTTCTGTTCCCAATAAGATTCTGAATTATCAACTGTTATTTTATTCATTTCTGATTTGTTTTGAATACAATTTTATTTTCGCTCACTCATTTTGAATATGATTGAATGCGGTGGTAGGAAATTATCATGCCATTCCTGATAAAAAGCGCAGCTCTTATCATCTCCCTTGGAATAGGCAGCAATAATACGTTGCTGCTCCTTTTTAAGTTCTTCTTCTGTCTCGCAATCAAAAACAATAGGTCTAATGTCTGGAGCAGTATTTTTACCCCATTTAATAGTATATGTTCCTTCAAATGTTTTCATATTTAGTTCCTTTCTTGATTTGTTATTAGTTAATCTTCATATTCATCATCTAAATCAAACCAATCATCATCACAATTACAATCACACTTTAAATAGGCTCCACATTTATCGCAGTAAAGTATTAATGCAAAGAACCATCCTATCGCCCAATACCAAAAACCTATTTCTATTGCAAACCTTTTCCAATTAGCTGCATATTCACCTCGACTAATTCTGATATACGGAAAAAAGTGAATAACATTTGGAATCCACCCTGCTTTAAATTGTATTTTCTTCATATCTTTATTTGTTAATCTTCTTCGTCGTAATCTGTATCAAAAATACGCGCAACCATGTCGACAATATTTTCCTCAATATCTTCCGTAGATCCTGTTACAGCATTGGCTATGTTTTTCTTCTCCTGAATGATCCGATAAACTTTTTCATCTATTGTCCGCCGGCCTAGGAAATAGTAACAGGTAACAGAGTCTTTTTGTCCGATGCGGTGTGCTCGGTCCTCACATTGACAACAGTCAGCGTATGTCCAAGGAAACTCAACAAAGGCAACATTACTAGATGCAGTAAGCGTTAAACCAACTCCGGCCGCCTTTATTGAACAAATGATAATATCCGCTTTAGGATTGTTCTGAAAGGCGTCAACCGCTCTTTGTTTCTCATCCTGTGAATCTCTACCGGTAACCGATACAGCGGTGGGAAAGTAACGTTTCAACTGGTCTACAACTTCATGAAGTGAACAAAAGAGAATAATCTTCTTCCCATTCTCCCTGAAGTCTTTCACAAATTCAATAACATCACGTACTTTGCCACGAGCAGAAATTTGCCGGAGAATATTGATACGTACCATCACTTCGCCACGTAGAGCCTTTTCTATCTTATCATCGTCAGCATCCTTGTATTTCTGTAGATACATAATAAGGTCGCGTTCTGCATCCATATACTCTTTGCGATTTGTAATTTCGCAAGTATTAACCTGACGTATCTTATCCGGAAGGTCTGTAAGAACAAGAGACTTTTCACGACGAAACATACAATACTGCCAAAGATTGAAATTCAGTTCTTTCAAATTAGAAGCCTCTCTTTGTCCGGAGCAGTATCGGTTAACAAATGGTTTATAGCCACCAAAATCCTCCATACGGTTTAGAATCGCCAGCTGTGGAATCAAATCTTTAGGCCGATTTACTACCGGTGTTCCAGTAAGCTCTATCACCCATTCTTTGCCGGTGCATATCCCTTTACAGAATTTAGCCTGCTGGGTAGATGCAGATTTGCAACGGTGACTTTCATCAATGATAACTGACTTGAATAAATTGATTGAGTTTCTAAATTCTACATCTCTCAACGTCCAGCCTTCGGCTTTCTTTATGCGTTGTACGAAGTATTTCTTTAATGATTCATAGTTAACAATAAACACCTGATGCATTCCTGTCTGGAAGAAGAAAGTCCACGTATCACGTACCTTGTCGGTTAGGATCATCGCTTTCTTATCTGTAAATTTCTCCCATTCACGCAGCCAGTTTATTTTGAGTGAAGACGGGCAAATGACAAGACAAGGAAAAGCATCAGCAAGGTTTATTGTTGCTATACTCTGCAATGTCTTACCCAGTCCCGGTTCATCGCAATTCATAAACCGTTTTAGCTCCAATCCTCGTGCAATGCCTTTAAGTTGATAAGGATAAGGCTGAATCTTTAAATTGTGCGGAACGGTTAGATCCGGTAGTTCCGGAATATCATAAGCGATATCTTCCTCCTTTTTTTCTGTACCGTTTACCCAATTTATATTCTCAAACTGCTGTATTTGATAAATCACCCTTTCAAGCTCTACCCTACTCCTTGTCGGGACAATCCAAACTTTTTTAGTGCCATCAAAACGTCTACCGGGAATCTGTCTAACCCGATCTATTATTGAAGTCTTATATTTGAATGATAATTCGAAATTATCTCCTTTTAATTCAATATTCATGATTCAGAGTATTTAGTAGGGGGAGTTATCCCCCTGTAATGATTGATTATGCGGTTGCGTCAAGAGGTACAGGAGTTTCTAATCGCTTCTTACGTCCCCTCCCTTTCGGTTTTTCTTCTTCCATTACGACAGCCTCTTCCGGTTCATCCGTTTCGAAATCAAGCCGCTCTTGTCTAACTCCCCATTTCTCTTCAAACAGATAACTTTCAACTTCCGCATCACAAGCTGCAGCATCAATACTCAATTCTTCATAGTAAGGGTAGTCTGCATCAAGGAGAGGAACGAAGATTTTCAGGTCAACAACTTTGCCGGACTGGAGAAGTTTAGCTCCCATGATGGTAATTCCAGAAACACCATCGACGCTGTCATTTGCATAGCCCGTAATGATATAGTTT